ATGGAAGTCATAGTAGGACTTGCAAAAAAGCTGAAGTTCAAAGCAGTTGCAATGTTTCCGGCAAAGGATACGAGGAAAAACTTTGCCGTCTATGAAGGAACTTTGGACGAAATAGCTAAGATACTGGCAGAGCACATCCTTTCACCTCCAGAATATGTTGAACCGAGCACAGAATACATAATCAGAACTCTCCAAAATGCAGCAACATATATCACTGCAACCATGAGATATCTCACAGGTAAAGAGATTGAAGACTTATTTGGAGGGAAGGAAGTTTTTGGCAACATACTTCAGTACGAGGAAGAAAAGTATCCTGTTGAAGCTCTTAGGCTTGCATCCGCTTATCTTCTCATAAACCAGATACTGTTTTATCATGTTCTTTCCGCTAGGGTTTCGGACAAATTTCCAGAGTTAGACCCTGAAAAGATCAAATCCCCAGGACTTGAGCGAATACTTTGCAAAGGTCTTGGATGTAAACTATCGGACTGTCTTTTCCTATGATGTAGCATCGAGGATTCCGTCAGGTTTCGTGGAGCAGACACGGGCAGTCATTGCAGTTATCAAGGGTTTAGCTCCTGAAAAGATCGGCGGGGACCTTCTAGGAACGATCTTTCACGACCTCGTGCCATTTCAAGTGAGAAAAACTGTTGCAGCATTTTATACCAATGTGTTAGCTGCTGAAACTCTCGCTTGGCTGGCCATTGATGAGCCTAATGCTAAGGTTGCTGATTTTGCAGTTGGAAGTGGAGGGCTGCTAGTTGCCGCTTATCGCCGAAAACGCTTCCTCACCGAGAAGAAGAAGGGTGACTTTTCCCCAGAAGACCACAAGAACTTCTTGGACAAGGAGTTGCTTGGTATCGATGTCATGCCTTTTGCAGCTAGTATTGCGGCGTCTCATCTTGCTCTTCAGACTCCCGAGTATTTCACTGATAGAGTGAATGTGGCTATCTGGGACTCAACTGAGCTATCGCCAGGCAGAACAATTCCGTCGATTGCTGGTCTGGAATTTGTCATGAAGGGACAGACTGACTTGGAAAGCTTTGTCAGACCACCTCAGAAAAAGAAAGGTGTTGTAAGCTTGACTGGAGAAATTCCCAAGGAGATTATGCTTGAAAAGTGCGATGTTGCCATAATGAATCCTCCTTTTACAAGACAAGAGCGTATGCCTGGAAAATACAAGAACGCTTTGTTGGAGAGGTTTAGAGGGCATCGGGAGTACATTGGCGGGCAGATGGGATATTTTGGCTACTTCGTTTTGTTAGCTGACAGGTTTTTGAAGGACGGAGGGAAAATGGCATTGGTTTTGCCCGCTACAGCCCTTCATGTGAGGTCGAGCGAGGGAATTAGAAAGTTGTGGGCAGAAAAGTATCATATTGAATGCATAATAACCACTTGGCATAGGCTTGCCTTTTCTGAGAGTGTGATATTCAGAGAAATTCTTCTTGTGGCGAAGAAAACTCATCCTGCGTCTGATGCTATCACTAAGGTTTGTGTTCTGAAGAAGTTGCCTGATAAGATATCTAAGGCTAGGGAGATTGCAGAGAGAATTAGGAGTGTCAAGAAAGATTACGAGGATAGTGATGTTGTCATCAAAATCCATCCATATTCAAAGTTGACTTCCAATACGACGGACTGGCACACATTCATTTCCCTAAGTGACTTAAGAATCGTGGATTTTCTTGAGGAAATTCTTGTGTCAAAAAAGCTAGTTCCATTATCCTCCATATCTGAGGCCAGAAGAAGCGATCTGGAGCATTTCTTTTAGGTTGTTGGCAAATGCCAGACACGCCTCGTAATATTTTGAAAGATTTTGTTTGATATCTTTCCATTCTTGGAATACTTCTGGAAAATGGTTTTTTACACATCCAAAAAGAATGTGCAATTCTGCGGGAACTTCATGAGAGGGCACGGTTAACGGACTCCCATATGGGCTCTGTATAGGATGTTCCAAGTTAGCAAAGGAATGCGGTAGTTCACTTGCCCATGGTTCAAAAACAAATTTCTTCAATCTGTCAAAATGTTCTCTTCTGTTCCTTCGCTTTTCCGCCCAATGACCAGCAAGATATGAGCCAATAAATGCACCTAAAATAGCTCCTAAGGGAGCTGCAATAGATTTCAATATTTCGATGAGCTGATCCCAATCCGTGCTCGACAAGGCTCCAGGCTTCTGAAACCATCCCCAAAAAGAATAGAGCGCTGAAGCAATCCATAGTGCTTCACAAAAGATAACAACAGGAACAAATCCCCATCTTCCTACTAATGTCCGCTTCCTATACTCAATTGGAATTAGCTCTTCTATTCTTTTCTGTAACTTATCTATTGTTTTGGCAAAACTAGCAAAATAAAGGGAATAAAGTATATTTCCAACTATCCCGATGATGGCAACAACTCCTCCAAGCGGAAGTTCTCGAATTACCACGTATCCCAAAAACAGAATCGAATTGGTAGTGAGCAATAATATTAACCTTGGAATCCATAAACTCCTCTCTTGCAACCAAACCTTGAAGTCTCTACTTCCCATAAAAATCCCTCCATAATGCACCTCTTCTTATAATCTCAGTTTCTATTGAATTATAAGCTTGTATCTTGCATCCATTCACTTCACCTAATAATGTCAATATATCAGGCGTGCTGGTTATGGACCAAGTATCTGCCTGAAATCAAGAGCATCGATTAATGGTCCTTCATATATGAATCTAAATCTGGTTCTTCCAAAGTTCCTAAGACATTCTTCCAAAATCCTACTTTCAATTGTGGGAGTTGGTTGTCTTCTAAAATCAGCGAAATTGGGATACCCTACTTGATGTATGGCCTCAATGAAATCCGAACATTTTGCCTCCCAGTTCATTGTTCCGTCCCAAAAATAGATTTTTAAAAGCTCTGACATAGGAATAAATCTACAGAAAGATGCCCAAAGCTTAACTGAAGGAGCATAGGTCACTGAACATTCTTGATATCTTTCTTCTTTCCAAGCAACGTAGCAATCTGGATAATTACAAAACATTACGTAGCCTGCGAAAAATTCTGTCAGTTCTTCAAAGAAATTCAAGTAACGCCTAGCTAAATCATGTCTGACGCAAGTAAATGAAACGCTATGAAGAATTTCATGAATCAAAGTTTCTCTACAATTACAGCAAAGAAATCGAAATTCTTGGCGAAGCGACTTCAGGTTTCACGTTGAAGTTAGTGCCTCAATTGCGAACTCCAAATCAATCGGAATGGTTTGAAATAATGATAGAACCAGATGTAGTTAAGCCAACTTCAATCTACAGAATATCGGTTGTCTACAGAAGTAAGGATAAAAGTAAGGTTGAAAAATTCACGCAAGATATGATGCAAATCCTGATGGGGATAATAGATATTATAGAAAGATAAGTTCCCGCAACAACTTTACGCGTATGAAAAGAGAAGTCCTTCGCATAGTCTTACAGGAGAAAAAGAAACGGAGTTTTAGGCTATTTTTTGCTTTTACGGATTCTAGCCGATAGATTAGGCTATCGCAAATTTTTTATGTCTTCTCTGCGCATTATTAGAGCGTTAATGGCAGTTAGGGAAAGCAGTAAGCTTCAACGGTCCCTAACTGCCTGAGGCATGCTGTTTTCTCTAGCTGACTTAACTTTAAAGGTCCTTTAGCATGCCTTGGGAAGAAACAGCAGAGTACATACGTAGTGGACATCGCAGCCCAGATGATTTTCAACCTGACAGCCTTAGAACTATTACTCTCAGTGAAGAGGAAGGCATAAAAGCAATCATTGGTAAACCGAAAGGCCAGGACACTACCGAAGTGCAATCCTATCTTTTTGCGAAGGATAAAGGTTGGACTTTGGATAAGGCTAAGGCTTGGTTTGAGCAGCATGGCCAATCCAGAGAGCATCATACCTACTTTATGTCGCCCTTCTCGATTGTGAAAGAAAGCCTTGTAGAGAAGCCTTTGAAGATTAAAGGCGTAGCCATGACAGCTGGCATGAGTAGAAACCTCAATATCTATACTCCTGAGGAATTGCGATCTTTCGCTAGTAAGCTCGTAGGATCACCTGTCTATCTTGAACACGTTTCTGCAATGACAGCTGTAGGTAAAGTCACTAATGCCATATGGGACCCACAATTAGAGGTTTTGTCCTATCAGGCAGAGATCCATGATGAGGAAACTACTGAGAAGATACGTCGCGGTTTGATTCAGCATGTTTCGGTTGCAGCTGACTATGAGAGCATAGATGTAGTTGATGGCAAAATTCCTCATGGTTTACATAATGCTGAGTTAAGTCTTGTTGCTGTCCCAGGCAATCCTGAGGCAAATGTTCAAGTTATGGAGAAATTGGCTGGCACAAAGAAGGGTCCTGTGAAGATTAGGGAGCAAGGTGATGTTGTTTGTGCTTTTTGCGGGCAGCCAGCTGACTATCTGGTTAGTATTTGCCAGATGTGTTTTGATAAGGTGCAATCTTCGCAGCCGGCAGGAGTGCAGACTGGTTCTGCCTCGCCGAGTGCTGGAGTTGAAAGTTTGAAAGAAGAGGATTTGAAAAAACTCGTCGATGAACGAGTAAAGGCAATATTGAAGGAACAGGGTGAACAAGATCAGGCGAGGCGGGAACAACAGCAACGGAGCCAAAAATACGGTATCGGCGTCAAAGACGGTGGCAACGTCACTAAGCCTAGCGAATTTTCGGGAGTAGATGATGATCAGTTTGCAGATCCTGTCAATTATCGTTATCCAATTGACAAGGACCATGTTGATGCGGCTCTCAAATATTTCAATCAACCAGGTAACAGGCAAGCAGGCGGCTACACTCATGAAGAAGCTGTCAAAATTATGGCCAAGATCATTCAGTCAGCTTTGGCGAATGGCATTGAGGTTAGTTGGCAACCTGAGGATCCAGTTTACCGAGATTTGCCAGAAGAGTTGAAAGCGAAGATGAAAGGTTATACGCAAACACAAGGCGGGTCCGTAGGCGGATCTATGGCAGAAGCTTTGGTTTCGTCACAGTCACAGTCTGCGGAGGACATGGTGAGCAAGAAGAAGATTCTTGAATGCATTCCTGACGAGAGCATTATTCGTAGTTGGAAGGCTCCTGGCGCTGTTACTACGATACGAAAGATTTTGTACGCGGTGACTGGGAAGGCGACCAAATAGTGAAGCAGAAAATAATAGGCGTTTTGCTGCGTTATTGTCCGCCTCTATCCCGTGATGACCTTCCCAAGATTGCAGATGAAATTCTGGCGGTGACAACTCCCAAACCTATTCCTGTTGTTTTACCAAAATCAAAGTCATCAAAGTCATCAAAGTGACGGAGAGTAAGCCAAAATGACTTGGCTGAAAACCATAAGAAAAATGGAGAGAAAAATTGAATGACTGATTTGTATCCTGCTTTAGCGCTTGGAGATTGCTTAGACGAGAAACAAGCAGAAATTATTCCATGCAAATGCGAATCAGCAGTAACCAAGGGTCAAATCGTTATCTTTAACACTCACACGGCAGGCGAAATACCTAGCGTGTCCCCTGCAGGAGCCGCTGCAACTAATTGTTTCGGTCTAGCGCTGAAAAGTGGTGCAATAGGTGAAATCATCCCTGTTATGACGCGTGGGATTGGCAAAGTCACTGCATCAGGCGCAATCGTAGGTGGCGTTTTAATTGTTTCTGGCGCTGCAGGTGTCGTCGTAACTATCGGAGTCAACACTTTTGAAAAAGTCATTGGACGAGCATTGCAGACATTCGCTGACACTGATACTGGTCTAGCCTTCATCAATTGTGAGGGATAATCATGAATAGACTGCAAGAGTCCGTTCTCAAGGACATTGAACTTGGCGAGAAAGGCTGGAACCGCATCTTAGAAATGGCATCAAGAAGCCAAATCTTCACGAAGGCTGTCCGTGAGGGCCTATATTCTGATGTCGCTGGCGCTTTAGGTGCTATGCATGATCGTATAATTGCCTGTGCCATTGCAAACGCTATAGCCAGAGAGATCATAGCCGTTATTCCGACAAAGAATGCCTTAGAGCGCTTTCCCAAGGAGTTTGTTGCATACGCGTGGGTGACTGGCGAAGCTCCACCGCCTGATACTGGTGCACGTATGGAGACGACTGATATTAAAGCTAACTTGGAGCTTGCAAGTCGTAAATCGTGGTCGCAAAGCTATGCTGAGGATGCCAATTGGGATGTCCTTGCTTGGCAGACTGATGGTATCGGCAGAGCCATAGCAAAACTTGAAACTCAAAAAGTCATTGCGGCCTATAACGGAATAGCAAATGCTAGCTTAGCTACAGGTGCAGAAATAACAATAACAGATGGTACACCTACATGGGCGCAAATCTGTGACTTGATCGCTGCCGTTGAAAGAGAAGACTTTCATCCGAAAGTAGTTGCCATGAATCCACATGAATTTGGTGGCTTGAGGAAACTTACTGAGTTTACAAGTAGCCTTTACAATGACCCAGGGAACTTGCGGAAAGGTGTTGTAACTCACACCGCCTTAGACGTAACATTCGTACGCAGTAGCTTAATTACAAAGAGTCTTTGCATTGACACTGAAGTAGCCGCCGCGATGCTTCTGCGGCGTGACCTGATTACAGAGCCATACGAGGACCCCGCTAATCTCAAAGTTGGTGTCGTTGGCAGTGAACGCATTGGCGTCGACATCCTTCGTACTAAAGCAGTTGCACGTGGGACAAACTAAAATCTCTTAACCTTTCCTATCTCGTTTTTCCCCTTTTTTTAGTCCTTTCAAAAATCGTGAGCGAAGATGCATGGAGAAAATTGGGTTTGCAGAAGGCAAGTGCTCCAAATGTGGCAAGGTTTACTATAGACCACGTCCTGCAGCCCCGATAATTTGTGACTGTTACAAGTACTGTCCAATCTGCGGCAAAGAGATGCAACCTTTTACGCCTGACACAACTGCGACGACTTATACAAAGGGCGATCTAAAAGTATTATTCATCTGCAACAATCATTCGCCGCCATTTAAAAGTACGCAGCAGCCTATTGAGGTGTATTTTGCTTGAGGAAAAAGGTTGACTTAGATCTGGCGAGAATAATGCTCCAAGAGCTGCAAAACAATCCTATTCGTAGGACGCAGTTTCTCAAGCGTGCATTAATCCATTGTGGGACACCAGCCAGTTTTGACAATCTAATACGCATTTTCTTTGATCGCAAATGGATTGAAAAAGGTCCAAAGAAAAATGATCCTTACCACATAACCGAAAAAGGCTTGAAATTTCTTCGGGGCTTGAATAATGAATAATCCTCTTAGGCGACTGGTTGAGGCTTGGAATCAAAGATTTGGGCAATCCAGTGGTTCGACTAGTCCGCCAGGTACCACGTTGACGAGTAAACCCAGCGTCCCTTTGTCTGAGGTCATGGAACTTTACGAGCGGGATCCTGCTTGCAAATCTGCAGTCGACTTATTGACGAGAGCTGTTATCACGGATTACTATACAACTGCTGAGGCGGAGTTTGAAAGGGCGAAAGAGGCTGCCGACGATTTCAGTGCCGAGTTAAACCTGGACGGCATTCTACTCAATGCTGGCACGTACTTCATTGCGTGCGGTAACGACTTTTGGCTCAAGAAACCGCCTAACGGCTTCACTGAGCTAGTGCATGTTCCAATCCAGGCTATAGATCCAAATGTGAAGATGCTGATGCTTGATGAGGCAAATGGCTTCAAAATACCGTATAAAGTCGCAAATTGGAAACTAGCCAGGAATTACGGCGGAGTAGAAATTAAGCCTGAGGCAATGTTGCATTTCGGAATTAACGCCTTGGAGAATAACGCTTTTGGCACCGGGCTTCTGCAAGTCTTGATTCATAGGTTGACGCTTTATGGTTTCACACGTCCCGCATATGCAGAAATGAAGGCGAAAATTGAGAAGATTATGCCGAAGATTTTTGAGAAATATGCGGGTCCTGACGTTTTAGCCCAGTTAGAAGGGGCGAAGGAGCCGACGATTCAGAAATTTGAGACTGCAATACGGAGTAGACCCGAGGAAGGGCAATGGCTGTTTTTCGGTGGGAAAAATGCAAACCTCTTCCCTGTGATGATTGATCCAAGGGCACGTTTTGAATATTACGTTGACCACATAGTCAACCAATTTTATCTTGGTTTGGAAACTCCTTTACCTAGACTCTTTAGTACGCCGGGCTTCACAGAAGCATCTAGCAACGCAGCTTTGAGTTTACAAGACATTCTTGTGAGACCTTTGCAACGCTACGTTAAGCGTCTTGTTGAACGAGAGATCTTTTGGCCTGTGGTTAGGCGAGCGGGTTACGATCCGTTGAAGGTGAAGGTCCGTTTGCATTGGGGTATGCCTGAAGTTCCCGAGGTTAAGCTTGCTGACTTGATTGAGTTAGCCAAAATCGGCGCGACAACTGGAACACAGATCATTAGGCCTGATGAGTTGCGCAAGAATTTGGCTAAATTCGGAATTGAATTGTTTGAGCCGCAGAAATCTTCAGAGTCATCTGCCTCACAGTAGGCGAAAAGGGAGGTGAAAAAGCCAAATGAAGAAAATGGTTCTTGCGGTTGTCTTGGCTTTGGCGGTGCTTTTTGTGGCGATTCCTGTTTTCGCTCAGGATGGGGATGTGTCGCCTGAAGTACCGTTGTCGTGGATTCATGAAGTCTGGGTCACTGTGACTAGAACGACACCCATTGCTTTGGTCACTGCGTTTGTGACGTGCTTGTGGGGCTACTTGTCTAAGACGGATCCCGAGAAATTTAGACTAGACTACTTCGTGTATACAATATTGATTAGTTTCACGATTGGGGTAGTCACTGTCGCTGCGAAATGGGATTATGCTGCAATTGAACAATGGTTGGCTAACGGCTTTGCGACATGGTGGATTTGGAAGACTGCTAGGATAATTGCAAAAAAGTTAGGTTGGCAAGCTCAAGTAAGCCATCCTGCAACGGGACCAGGCCCGCCAACTCCAACAGCTTAGAATGGTATTTCCCATTCTCTGCTGGCTAAATGTCCCTATTTCTTAGCTCATATTTTTTAATACATGTTTTTCAGCCTATACTTTCCAATACATAAAATATTTGGGCTTTTTTTCAGCAAGATTCCTTAATTCTTGCTTCTTTCCTATTTTTAAGTATCAATCGGTTGTTTCGGAGTTTAATTGTTTGGTGAATGTTACGCCGGAGAGCGTTCGAGAACGCATTAATGTTAGTGCATTTGAGGCGCCTGACGATATTGTCAATAGATTCATTGTTGACGCTGCCAAGACTATTGAGGTAGAAACAGACCTGACTATTGATCCTGCTAATTGCACGGCTACCGAGGCTGTCGCCATCCGAAACCTAGCAGCAATTTACACTGCGTGCAGGATTACGGGCGGTTCTGCTTCGGGCTTGAGCTTTAGAATAGGCGATTTGTCCATTAGTGAATCAACCACTTCTGCGGGCGGTGGTAATTTGCAGTTTTTTTTGTTGATGAATGAAGCCGAGCGAATTATTGGCAAGTTGAAGCAGCCTTACGTGGGAAGGGCATAGCCATGGGCGCAGTTCCCGACGCTTATTACGAGTTTGTTATGCATTATGCGCCTTGGTTCTACGTAGTAACTACTGCTATGACTGCTGACCCTCCAGCTGGTCAAAAAAACGTGACAGTTGCGGATGGCACGAAGTTTTCAGCGGGCATGCCTTGCGAGCTCAAGGATAGCGCTCACAGTGAATGGAACGAGGTTGATTCCGTTGCTGGCAATGTTGTTACCATGGTAACGAACTTAGCTTACACGTACTATGTGGCCAAGGGCGGAACAGTTGACCATGGGGATAAGGATTTTGGAAAGGGCGCCTTTCCTGCTGCCTTTGCTATCGAATTTCTTTACGAAGCACATTCTGCTACTCAATTCTCTTCTAAACAAGCTGAGATTCTTGCGAAGATTGTGGTGCTAGCTGACTGGCTTCTGACTCAGCAATGCGTCGATAATTTGAAGAAGGCTTATGGCGGGTTCAAATCCAGCGAATCAAGTACTCAGTATTGGAGTATCGATGCGGGTCGTGTCATTCCAGCTCTGTTGAAAGCGTATGCTTTGACGTCGACTGTGGGCTATTTGAATGCTGCTAAGCTCACTGGTTATACTTTTCTCTATACGATGCAGCAACAGCCAAGCATCTTGGGCATCCATGACAAGTACTATGGAGGTTTCGCAAACTATGTCACTATAAGCGATACTTGGGACACTGTGATGAGCATTGAAAACCTCTATTGCTTGATCGGTCTCAAAATGCTGGCTGATACTTATGATACGGCAAACGCCTCGAGATACAACGCCATGATGGCAGATTTGGTTGTCTTTTTGCGTGTGGGTTTCGAGCAACTCTACCTATATTATGAGCCTCCACCCTCTGGATCTGGAGTCTGGTACCGAATTGGTCTTAATGACACAGAAGTTTATGATGATCCTGTTAGCTTTGCGCTTTTGGGGCTATACGTCTATGAGAGCTGGAGTTTCACCTGCCAGAGAGTCTACAACTTTGTGCAATCGATCAAGGCTTCAGGGCAATATCCTGCGTATTGGCCTGAGATTTGTTGGCCTGGTTATCTCGATGTAGTGACAAGATTCCCGGCATGCGCTTACTATGATGCGATCACTACAGGAATGCTATGGAAGATTCGCAGGGAGAGAGATCCTCCAAGCTTCAAATTGGCTTACGATGTCGTCGCAAAGTATAGCGATGAATTTCTCTATTGGGGGCCCATATTCACTGACTTTAGTCCACTAACTCCTCAAAAGGCAATGTCTGGCGTTACCTGGCTGGCAAGGATGTTTCTCAATTACACGGAGCCATTGACAAGGTTCACGCAAATCTTAAACAGTAACGGCGAAGCTGTCCTGCTATATCCGATTCGACAGGCTGTTGAGACTGTTAGTTATGGCGAGCCTTTGGACATTTTGGCGATTGTTTCGCCTGTGAGAGCTGAAGAGGTTCTTCTTGAGGCTGGATATCTGCTTAACGACTATCTTGCATTCTACACTTTTGTGCCAGTGCGTAATCATGACAAGATTCGGCGAAAGGGCGAGGACTACGAGATTCAAACCCTACAGCCGTTCACCTATGAGAATCAAACAATTTATTTCAAGTCAGTTGCCAGGAGGCTGCTTGCCACTTGAGTGAGCTCGAAGACCCTGTCACGACTCTTCTTCGGTTGATTACTACGAGGATTCAGGTTACGAAGGATAGCGGGTCCTTAGCGAGTCTATTGGCCACAAAGGAAGCCTATGATCGAGAGCTACTCAAACAATATGATGCGCAGATAACAATGGGTCTTGATAGCAGTCAGGATCAGAAACTTGAGCTTGCTGGTCGCCTAAGGCGGCGCTACATGGTTTTCCGCTGCAACATTTACACTGTTGACAAGACGGCTCCTGGAGCCGATGCAGGCAAGGTGATGAGGGATAAAGTAACCGCACAAATCAATGCTATCATTAGGGAAAATCGGAATCTGCCATATCAGACTACCTATAACTTTTATGGGCTTGGATATCCGAGCGGAGATCCACATAAAGCCTACGATGCTGGCGCCGCAAGTGAGCTAGTGCCTAGTAGTAGTTCTTGGAGCGAACTTTCGGTTGCCAACTATCAAAAACTCTGGAGTAGCGACGACGTCCGCCACAGCAAAAGCACTAGCGTAAACAATCAATATGCCTTGATGCTTTTCAGGTTCAAGATTGGAGCTCGAGAGCAATGTGTCAAGAAAATAGTGCTTAGTTTTGAGGGCTATGGCACGGCACCAGGCGGAAATGGCGCCACGATTAAGGTTTGGAACCATGTCGCTTCTGCGTGGCAGCAAGCCCAGAACGGAACCGGTGGGGGAGATGAAACTTTAACAATCACGATCTCCTCAGGCTGGACGGACTTCATCGACTCTAATGGCTATGTCTGGCTTCTGGCAAAAACCACAAATCCGAGCAATGGCTCAACGCCTGCGGTTTTATACTGCGATTTTGTGCAGTGTACGATTCAGGTTTATGGTATCACGTTCTGTGATGTCATCAGCTACAGGAACATAGACGTCACGGACGTTAAGCCGTATCTCTTCAAAGCGGAGTTTCTTCTGAAGGGTTGGCTTTTCGAGTCAATCTCAGGAATATTCTAGTTATGGAGGAAAAATAAAAAATGGTTGAAACGTATGGAAGCGATCAACAAAGATTCTATTATGTGGACGAGTCTGTATACGGAACCACGCCGACAAATCCATCAATGCTTGGCGTACCAGCTGATCAAATCGACCCGGGAATAGACCCAGGCAACATAAAACTGAGAGGAGTCGGAAGCTACGATCTGCAATTGATCAAGAAGGGCCTGAGGCAAGTAGGGCTGACAATGGGCTATCCACTGCCTTCTCAAGCGCCTATCAACTTGCTTCAATATGCAAAGATGGATCTTAACAAAAGCCTCAGCATACAAGTACTCTATTACAAAGGAGTTTTTGCCTCGGCGACAGATATCATTTCGCTGCTTTTTACTGGCATGAAGTTTCACAAGGTGACGGTTGGATGTAGTATCGAGGACGTTATCAGGGCTACGGCAGAGTTTCAAGGGCAGGACGTTGCAGTTGGAACGGCGAAAATAACTGGCGCAACATACGCCGATTACATTGGAGCCGTCGCATTCCTCGAAACCTATGTCAAGAAGGGCGCGGTGACGCTTGATCGTGTTAGCGATTGGAAATTTAACATCGAAAATAATCTTAAAAGGGTGCCAGTCATTCGCAGTTCAAGTGGACATTTGCTGAAGTATTTGGCTTGGCGCCACAGAGTTCTGAATGGCGAGCTAACCTTTGAATTTGAAAGCAAGGAAGAAGCTGATGATGTTCTAGCTGATACAGAGTTCACTTTGGAGTTTGGTCTAGGAGGCTCTAACAAGGCTGTTTTCACCGGTTGCAAGTGGGATAATATCTCGCTACCTAGCAAGATGGAAGACCTGATTTCGCTCAAGGCTCCCTTTGTGGCCAAGGGCCCAGTGGCTATAAGTTAAGGTGTTTGACATGCGAACCGACACCATTGAATTAGATGAACGCTTTGGGAAAGAATATGCTGGTAAGTACGTTTTTCAGGAAATCACCTGGGCTAAGCGAAGTCGCATAATCCAAAAACATACGAAGTATAGCAAGCTATCCGGGCAGGTTGAGAGCAGCGATTTTGTCGCTATCCAAGCTGAAACAATCTTTGCTAGTCTTAAGGAGCAACCGCAAAACAAGCCTCTGTCACTTGAGAAATTACTTAGCGAACAAGAAGGCATTCCGACTGAACTCGGTGAATTATTCTCAAAGATTGTCAACGAGTTAAATGGCATAACACATGAGGATCTACGTTTTTTATTGGAGCAATTAGACGAGGAAAGCCGAGCCAAGATCTTTCAGAGTTTCGGCTATGCAAAGAATTTGGCTGGACCCCAAAACAGCTCGCAAAACAGCCAGCAAAAACAATCCAGCGATTCATTGTGATCCTCAATGAGATAGATCGTCAAGTTCAGGAGGAAACAGAGAAGGCAAAGCGGGAGGCAAGGCGCAATGTCAGTTGAAGGAGATATCGAAGTTTTCGGAGTTGAAGAGTTAAAGCGGAAATTTGAGCGATTAGACTTAGCCATGCAAGAGCGGATTCATGATAATCTTGTGGAACAAGGCTTAGTTTTGGAAAGCACGGTAAAATCGTTTGCTCCACGAAGGACAGGCTTTCTTGAATCTACTGTTTTTAGTTACGTTGAAGGTTGGCTTCTAAGGGTTGGAGCGACAGCGCCTTATGCGTATTTTGTGGAGTTTGGCACTCGCTTTATGCAGGCACGCAGATTCATTCGACGCGCCCTAGAATATTGTTGGCCTGGAATTTGGGATAGACTCAATCAAGCGGTTGACCAAGCCATTAGGGAGGCTTCTTCTTAATGTCGTTTCATGAAATTAGTATTGCGGTTAGAGCTGAAAATAGGGCTTCCTATGCTTTTCGCGCTATTGCTATGGATGTTGTGCATTTAGGCTACTCTTTCGGAATGTTAGATTCGCAGACTGGACGGGTTATTAGTGGCATAATGTCTGCTGTTCACCTTTTCTTGTCATTGAAGGCTGTTCTTACTACAACAACTGTGGCTCAAACTGCACATAATGTCGCAGCTGGATCTGGTGCAGCTATTCAAACAACCTTGGCAGGTGCTACGACTGGCGCCACTATAGCGCATGGAGGCTTAGTTACTGTTATCTTAACTGCAACGGGAACGCAAGCTGCATTTAATGCTTCTCTCGCTGTTGGGCATGGATTTTTGTATTCTGCAGTGGTTGCAATTGGTGCAAAAATTGCAGCGTTATTAGGTTTGACGGCGGCTACTGGGGCAGCTACTGGAGCCACTATGGCGTTCAATGTGGCATTGGCATTCAAGGTCGGTTTATTGACTTTGGGTGTAGGAGTTGTTATCGCTGCTGCCGCAGCTATGTCAATTCTTGCCATGCAGACTCGTGCAGCAACTGACGCAATGCGTGGCTATAGTTCTGCTGCGGGAGAAGCGATAGGATCCACTCGGGGCGTTAGTCGTGCTGGTGAAGAAGAGGCTGCTTTGCGTAGGCGAGGGGTCACTGATTAATGAGCGTTGCCATCCCAAAAGCCTCTGCAGTTTTCGGCTCTGTTACGCCTCCGCAAAGTGACATAATAGATCTGCGTGTTCACTTAGGCTGCACTACTGAAATCTCTAGCTTTGAATGTCTGCTTCAAAACTTTGATAAGAAGTATAGTCCAGGCGGAACTTATCCTATCAATGTCGGCGATGTCGCGACAATAAGCTTGGGCAGAGACCCTAATTGTCCTTCGTTGTTAACGGGTAAAGTTGAGGAAATAGAGCCTCTTTCTGCTGCGACTGAAAACTATATTCGGGTTCGGGGACGTTGCTGGGGCGAGCACCTGTTCAGGCGTTTAGTCACTAAAAGCTATGACAATGTCAAAGGCGAAGCCGTAGTCAAAGATATTATCGATAGCTACACATCTCTCAGCCACGTCCGAACAAATAGCCTCTTAACATCTAATGCTGCTTCTGGACAAAAAGTGTGCAACGTTGCTAATGGTGCCTTATTTAATGCAGGCATGCTTGTTAAAATTCAGGATAACAATGCCTCAGAATACAATGAAGTTGCTTCAGTTTTAGCTAATGCTGTTACTATGGTTAACAATCTGGCGAATACTTACACTGTTACGGCTGCTGGAAAAGTTTGGATAGATCTCATCGAAAAAACGGATACTACGTATACACGGCTTGACTACGAGGATACCCCAATATTCGATGTCAAAAAATACATTGCAGAAACAGCAGATAAAACAGGCGTCATTGGCTACGATTTCAGAATCGCCCCAGACGGAAAATTCGAGTTTTTCCCAAAAAACAGCAAAACATCTTCTGTCAGCCTCTCAGAACGATTGGAAGTCAGCGAATACTCGAAGAATATTCATCGCATAAAAAACAAAATAACCATCTACGGAGCGCCTGAGAGACCAGAACCCGCAGATAGAGATCAATGGACAGAGCCAACGCAAGATCCGCCAGAGAACTGGGTTGCTGTAAGCTCTGATACCACGATAACCCGTAGCACCGTTAGCCCGGGTCCTAAAGTTGGCACATATTACGTCCGAGCAAATAAGGGGACAATTGGCACTTTAGATTTCTATCGTTCGATTTCCAACATATCCTTATTGAAGGGTGTAGTGCTGAAAGTATGGGTAATTTATGGGCAAATTTTAACTGACCTTAAGATTCGTCTTAGAGCGCCTGACGCAAGTAATTATTTTGAAACAACCCTTACGTTGCAGAAGGAAAACGTATGGTATTTCTATGAACTTGCGACTGGGCGATCAGCCGAATATAACGCAGTGAGCAATCCTAATGGCGTATGGACGAAAGTTGGTTCTGCATCATGGAATAGCATACAAGGAATAGAATTTCTGGCATCTAGGCCCGCAGCACCGATTCCGTTAGGCGTTGACGGCATGTTCTTTGATAAGTTTCGCTGGAAAGCCATAAGAGAAGATTCTGGAAGTCAAACGCAATATGGTTTAAGAGAGAAAGTTGAGACAGATGAGGAATTGCACAGTGATGCTGAATGCGACTACAGAGCTAAGGCGCTAATTGACTTTCTTAAAGGTCCTATCGAAACTTTGAAAGTGCGAAGTGAAGTTGTAGATTATGGCACTACGCCAATTCTTGCCGCTGACAAGGTTCATGTTATAATTCCAAACGAAAACATCGACTCTGACTACCGCATCATATCAGTAGAGTACAAGGCTAGTGGACGAGATCAAACTTTAGACGCTGAATTGGAATTAGCCAAAGAACCACAACTCCTTGCAGACTTCATCTATGGCTTTAGAAAATCAATTCAGAAACTTGACAAATACAAAGCAAGCGCTGTTGGAGAAGGCGTAATAATAAGTAGCGGTGTCGGAGGCGGAGGCGGATTAAGTCAACATGGTAATGAATACCATGACCCTGACATGGCGTTGCAATCGGATTTTGCCTCTCATAAGGATAGGCATAAGTCTGGTGGCGCCGACGCCTTTGTTTTGGCTGATTTACTTGACTGCTTGGCGCGGGTCGACGTTAAAGAAGCAGGCGTATCGAAAGGCAAAAGACGAGGAATTAATTTTGTAAGCGGTGCTACTATCATAGATGATGCAGCAAATGAGGAAGTTGACGTAACAATCGCCGGTGGCGGAGGCGGAAACGTTCCTGAACCAATTGCAGAGGATATTCTTGGCGGTTGGAAACGCATCTTTCAATTGCCTTTTGCTAACCAATATGGTTTAACAAAACTTGGGCAAGTTTTAGGGTGGGGTGCGGCTGGAAAATTTGATGATGCTGGCATTGCTCATCCATGCGTAGTTAAAGTTGGAGACTACTACTACTTGTTTTATAGTGGATGGGATGGAGCAAAACATGCGATAGGAGTAGCAAGAGCAACAAGCCCTTCTGGACCCTATACTCGACTAAACAATGGTGACCCAATACTTGTGCATGCTACAAATCATTATTGCATCCCAAGCGTCATGTACGACCATTATGAAACTGATGCTAACAAAAAATGGAAGATGTATCTTCAATATCGGGTAGGCACAGCAATCGCCATCTACTATTCTTATAGTGCAAATCCTGACAGCGGATGGATAACACCAGTAGGTGCGGGTGTTGTGGGTCCTCCAACAGGTTATGAGAGGCTTTGGGGTCATAGTGGTTTAAGAATTGGCACGCTTTTCTATTTTGTTTCGGCATTTTACAGAAGCACGGATGGAGACTGTTATCTAAACTTGTGCGTTGCCACAAGTCCAGACATGAGCCATACGGATTTAGGCAACATCTTGAGCAAAGGTGCATCTGGCGCTTGGGATGGTTACCAAATTCGTTATGTAACGGCAATCTACATCTTGGGAACGTTCTACATCTTTTATAGCGGTCAAGAAACAAGTAGCGGAACAACCCTCAAAATTGGGATGGCGACATCACCTTACGGCGGT